CACCAACTGATTGGCAAGTGATCCGCGAAGCTGATAACGGCACAGTGATGTCGGCTGAAACTAAGGCCGAGCGCCAGCGTATTCGCACTGCCTCAAATGGCAGGGTAAACGCTCTTACCGCCACCACTACTACAGAAGACCTAGCCGCCTACATTTGCTCCCCTGCATACAGCGACTGGAGTCCAGTTGTTATAAACGACGACGAGGATAATATGGAGGAAGTACTTACTTTCAGTGGCGGCAGCACTACATCAGCATTCTGAGCCAGCCGGGGCAACCTAGCGCAACCGCCTCTACCCCTCCAAGCTGGTGCCTGAAGATACTCCGCCTTCTGCCGACCCCAGCTCCCAAGGATGGATGATGCAAAGCGTCCCGGCACTTTTAGTTGCGGCTGTAATTGGGTTGTGCGGGCTATTCCTACAAGTAACAAAGATCGAGACCGGATTGCTAACGGTATTGGAAGACGTGCGCGAGCTGAAGATTGACAGTAAAGAACGCCTTACTGATATTGAGCGCCGGGTCCGTTCATTAGAGATGCAACGCCTGCGTTAGCCGGCAACTTAGGGCAGTTACAAACGCCCTATGGAAACCGCCACAATCATTGCTTTATGCCTGCTGGTGATCAGTGAGGTACTGCCCTACACACCCCTGCGAGGCAATGGCATTGTTCAGCAGATTGTAAGTGTACTGCGCACAGTATTTCCCCACAAGTGAAGCCTTCCAGCTACCGCATTTGGGCTGCAATTCTGCACGAAATCCTCCAACTACTGTGCAAAAAGCGACCGTCACTTGGCTTTAACACTGCGGTAAAGATGCTTTTAGAGCACACGAAGAGTGACTGGATTGAGTGGAGAACTGAGCAAACACTTCGCGACGTTGATTTGCAGATTGCAGCTATCCACGAAGCGTGGTTTGCGGAGCACCCCCAGCCCCAGATCACCGAGAGCGAAAGCGGTGAGTTACGAATTCAGGCACCTTGGCTAACTACACAATTGGGAAAAAGTAATGAGCCCCCAGCGCCCGATCCGGCTAGTTGACGCAGTTAAGTTCAGCAAAGGTGAACCGCACCAATTAGCTGCGTGGCAGTGGTTAGATGATGCACTAACAGCAGAGCAGAGAATGGAGTTTGCGTTGTTATTTAGATCCGCACCTATTGCAAAAGCAGGTATAGGAGTAGCTAACACCTGGGACGGTATTTTAGCAGCAGCTAACAAAGCTGGGGCAGCCTTCCCAGAATTAGTCGCGGCCCAGTGGGCATTAGAAAGCGCCTGGGGCAAAAAGCCGAGCGGGCATCACAACTATTTCGGATTAAAGGGCGGGGGAACTAGCACTGAGACGCGGGAGTTTGTGAACGGCGATTGGATCACAGTTACAGACGACTTCCTCAACTTCCCGGATGTAAGTACTTGTGTTCAATATTTAGTTGACCGGTGGTATAAAAACTTTAAAAGCTACACGGGTATTAATTTTCAGCAAAACCGTAATGCTGCAGCGAAGGCGCTAGTTGCGCAGGGATATGCGACAGACCCCAGCTACAGCGAGAAGTTGATTGCGCTGATGAATGAGCAAAGCCCCGTTGCAAGACTCACGAGTCCCACAGTGAAGAGCAATCCGCTGAAAGTGCCGTATTACAGCCAGCGCGACAGTAATGAAGCTGGGCAGGCGATGCGGATGTGTTTCAGTTCCAGCTGCGCAATGGTAGTTGCGACGTTAAAGCCGGGGGCGCTCACAGGGCCAAATGCGGACGATCAGTACTTAAAACGGGTGCATACATTTGGGGACACAACGGACCAAGCGGCCCAATTGCGAGCCCTTCGCAGTTACGGCATAACGGCGAAGTTTACGCAGAACGCAAGTGTTATCGACCTAGAACGCCAAATAAATAAAGGCGTCCCAATTCCTTGCGGTTTTCTGCATCATGGCACCAGCCAAAACCCCACGGGAGGGGGGCACTGGTTGACAATAATTGGCTACACAAAGACATCGCTGATAGTCCACGACCCGTGGGGAGAAATGTCGGTGCAGGAGGGCGTCTATATCAACTCGAAGGGTGCAGGTTTGGCTTATAGCAGAGCGAACTGGTTGCCGCGCTGGGAGGTTGATCCAGGCACCGGCTGGGCGATCTTGGCGGAACCTTAAATGCAGCAATACCTAATCGAAATCGAAATGCAAATGATCGTTGATTCCGACTTGGAAATTGACGAATTAGCGGAGAACGTGTACGCGAGATGCGCGGAACTTGCTTACTCGGAGGAACACCTTTTAGACCTATCGGTTATCCCTAGCCCATTACCCCCCGCCTTGGACAGTGAGCCACTGGATCTCGGAAACCTACCTGCTGAACAAGCGTGAGGCAAAGCGCCAATTTCGCGACTACATATTTGAAGTTTGGCGGCATAAGTGCGCCTACTGCGGCGCGGAAAATCCATGCACTTTAGATCACATAAAACCCCGATCTAAGGGCGGCACGACCAACACCTACAACCTGATTCCGGCGTGCCCCAATTGCAATAGAAACAAAGGCAGTATGGAAGTTTTTAGTTGGTTTCGCACCCGCAGAGACTGGACAGCTAAGCGGGAGGCTGACATTCATCTGTGGATAAACCAACACTCCTTTGAAGGTAATGCAGGTATACCTCTGCTTGCCATTGCTGATGATGATGAAATCGCATACCTAGACCTTCCACAACCCACTCAACTTGACCCTGATCATTAACTTGCTCCCACATTAAAGGCTCCATATCAACAACTATCAACAACTCACTGTATGCGCAGACGCTAGCTGGCGGGGGTCAGCTAGTGGCGACATCTGGCGCATGTAAACGCCAATCTTTCTTACCGCCCGCTTTTCAAGCTCAGACACCCTAGACCTACTAACACCAATCTTGGCACCTATTTGAGTTAAGGTCATCTGTTCATGCCCCTGCACATGATGCCGGTGCATGACAATTTCCTGCTCCCTTGGATCTAACATGCCGATAGCGCAATACATCCTCCAATAATCATCAGCATTCAGATCTTCAGAATCAGCATTAGTCTTGGGATCAGCAATCAAGTCTATAAGACTACTTCCATCATCCACAACAGAGGCATCTAAAGAATAAGGTGTAGCAAGCCTACTCATCAATAACTCCAGTTCAGCTGGTTTTATATCCATAGAAGCGGCCAGTTCATTACGAGTAGGAGTCCGGTTCAACTCCTTAGTCAAGCGTTCTGCAGCGCCACGCACCTGAGAGAATTTCTCTGCTATGTGCAGGGGGGCACGGATTGAAGAATCCAGTTGAGTGATCGCACGAGTGACAGACTGGCGAATCCACCAGTAGGCATAAGTGGAGAATTTGTATCCGCGAGTAGCGTCAAACAATTCAACTGCCCGCATCAAACCCAGGCTGCCTTCTTGGACTAAATCCAAGAGAGATAGATGCCTAGTCCTACCCGAATAGCTGTGAGCAATTTTAACAACCATTCGCAGGTTAGATGCCACCATTCGCTGTTTAGCACGGTTGCCAAGATGAACTAAACGCTGCTCAGATTTACTCAAAACCTCCCCAGCACTCTGCCTATTTAGCAGCTCAATTGATTTTTGAATTGACCGCGACAGCCTAATTTCATCTGAGGCAGTTAGCAGGGGGTGGCGTGAACACTCCCGCATAAAAGCAGAATACGATGTGTCTTGAGTCATCTTAAAAACTGGTTAATCAAGGTTTCCTAGTTTGGGTAAGGCAAAGGCATTGGTACGCCATCTATTAGAGACGCCGGAGTTATCATTAGCAGCTGAGTAGCGAATGCGTTGATAGTTTGTGCGCCGCACGGGCTCGCCATTTAGGCGACCAATCGCATCAGACGGGAGCACAACTTCTAAAGTCCACCATCGGTGTTGACAATGTTTGCAGCGCCGATGGCGAACAGTAGAGTCCAAGGTGTCTTGGTTTGTTTGCTCAACAGAGCTGTACTTACCGCCGCAGTTAGGACAAATCACCGTCGGATTTGCCCATTGCCTCCAGCAATTCCATGCGTCTAACCGAATCTAAATAGTTGGCAAATCCAACATGAGTAACTTTGGTGTATTCGCCGGGGAAGGAACCTGGGTAAGACTCCACCCACCACTTTAAGAATAGTTCTTCAGTTGTCATACCTTATCACGATCAAAATAATCCATAAAAATTACTAGTCTGTCTGCATACCAATTTAGCTTCTTTACATCTTGCAGGCCGTTCTTATGCCGTTCTCTCCATAGATATTTCATGCAGTTGCCTTTGAGGTAACCACGAAACTCATCACAAGTTAAGGCAGCCTCAATAGCCTCAATGCACTCAATATTTGATTCTGAGCATACATAATGACTAGGGTTAATAGGATCAAAGCTAAGGGTGTCGTTTGTCATGCTCCCAAACCCGCCCTACGAATTTCCAGTTTGACTACTTGATGCACACCAGTAAGTGCGTTACAAATAGCTGTTAGGGCTTCACTAAGTTCGAATTGCTCTCTGAACGTTAAGCCTTCGTCAGCGTCAGAAAGCCGGTGAAGATTCTTAACAATCTGAGAAGCAAGTTCAACACAGTTTTCAGCAGTGATTTGGCTGAGATGAGGCGAAGGAGAAACGATTGTCACGTTTTTCTTGTTTGGGCCCGCTCACTATACCAGGTGACTACGGTAAAAGCACGTAATCAGAGCTTCCCTGCCATGAAGATCGGGTATCTACGTGTGTCTACAGACACAGAGGCACAGCGATCCGCCCTGGAAAACCAGCGTCAACGCATTGTTGGTGCTGGTGTGGATCGGATTATTGAGGACCAGGAGTCGGGTTTGAGCCAGTCCCGCCCCGGCTACATGGAAATCCTGGAGTTGGTGTCCAGAAAAGCAATCAGCGAAATTGTTGTAACGCGCATCGACAGGTTGGGCAGGGATGCCGCAGCAACTGACGCGCTAATTGCTGCTTGTGCGCTGCGGGGCGTAGCAATCCGATGCCTGGACGGCGGCACCGTAGAAAGCCAAACCCCAGGTGGCTTCTTGCTGTCCAGGATCACCACCAGTCTGGCTGAGGTCGAATCACGGATGCTGTCTCTACGTATAGTTTCTGGATACAACGCTGCGCGAAAGGCTGGCAAACCAGTAAGGGGCAGGGCACCATGGGGTTACAGAGTTAGCGAAGACAAGGCTCGATTTGAACCAGACCCAACACAGTTCCCACAGGCACTGGAATTTATTCAACTATTAAAAGATTGTGATATGCGCATGACGCGAGCGCTTGAGAAATGGCAAAAAACTCACGAAACACTTCCTTTTGCTTGCAACACCAGCGTAAAAGGCTGGATAGAAAACCCCGTAATTCGCGGAGGCGTGGGATGGTTAAAAGGCAAAACACGCACGTTTAGCCAAGTCATTTGGGACCAACATCAACCCTTAATAAGCCACGCAGATTTTGCAATAATGGAACGTCAGTTTGAGCAGAATAGAAAGAGTTGGGGGTCTACAGCCCGACTGCCTCCGATGCTATTAACAGGGCTTTGCGTATGCGGAACCTGCAAGATGCGATTGACATATCAGCGAAGGCGCACCTACCCCAGCTTGCTATGCAAACACATTAAATGCGTAAACCGCTACAGGGGGATAAGGGAAACTACGGTAGTAGAAGCAATAAATAATGCGCTCAGTAAACGCAACACAGAGTTAGCAAACATTGTCAAAAAGGAAGACAGCCCCGCAGTGCTAAAGCTGCGTAAAGAAATCGCGCAATTAGAAGCGCTGAACGACCCTGACTTTGCAGGTGCGCTAGAGATAAAACGAGCCCGACTGGCAGAAACGCAAGTTATCAACAACGCCCCGGACCCAAAAGCGCTGGAAGCTTTTGGGGACCCAACTATTTGGGCTCAACTAAACCGCGACGAACTTAGGGAACTGTATTTAGAGCTTGTCGAACAATGCGTGTTGGAGCCATCTGGAGAGATAACCGTGGTGCTTCGCCTTTAAGCTTCCGCTCCAGGGCGGACGCTAACAACTGCTTAAGACGACTTTCGCTGGGGTGGGGATGGCCCTCCACTATTTCTCCCCCCATTCTTTAACAACTCCGCCGTCTGCAATAAGTTTTACAGTCTCGCCCAGAATTGGTACACCAGCCTCGGCCATTTCACAAAGCACAATTGATAAAACCTCATCTGATTGAATGTGATCACATTCAACTATAACTTCATCATGTACTGTTGCTACTAAAACCGCACCCTCCGGTAATTCATTATGAATAGAGATTAAGGCAGCTTTCATAATATCAGCGCACCCACCCTGCACTGTGTTATTAGCAAATACCTGCACTCTATTTTCATCACCAAACAACTCCCGTCTTCTGCCAATCGCAGTACGCACAGGAGCGCCCCGATCAACACTCCGCTGACAAAAGGAATGCCACTTCCCAACTTCAGGATAGGCTTCGTGCCACATTTTATGAAAAGCGCGAGCTTCCTTTTCTTTAATATATAACCCAAGCGTAGCAAAATAACTCTGCAAACCCTTAGGTGCAGAAGCGTAAGCCAACCCAAAATTACATGCTTTAGCTGCAGTGCGCTCGTCTTTAGTAACATCTAAATCACCTTTTCTATACATCAACGCTGCTGTGCGGGTGTGCAAATCCGCCCCAGAATTAAATGCATCAAGCATGGGTTTGCATTGAGTCAGCGCAGCTAAATAACGCAACTCCATAGCGCTGTAGTCAGCCTGCACTAAAACTCTGTCAGGGGGTGCAGTAAACGCAGAACGAAATTCTCTATCCCTTGGCACTTGCTGAAGGTTGGGGTTAGAGCAACTAAAGCGCCCGGTTGCCGTTTGCAGGGGCATAAACTGAGCATGAATACGCCCATCCCCAGCAACATGCTCTTGTAATTTTTGAGCCATAGTTGCCCGCTTATCCGCCTTACGAAAGAACTCATAAGCCCTCACAACTTCATAAGTCCGATAAATAGCAAGGTTCTTTTTATCCAGCGACACCTTGCCCGCCTCATTGACAGGATTAATCCCCAGCAACTTCCAATAGGTGGCATTCTGCTGAACACTTGAGATGTTAAAGCCAGCCAACTTCTTAGTACCCAGCCGTACACTTCCAGAAGCTTTGACGTTTAAGTTAAAGGTGCCATCCTCAAGACGAGGTATGCCTAAATGCCCCTTAAGCTTCAGCTCATTATCAAGTAAATCTAAGTAGTAAGCGACACCTTCATCTTTACTACACCCATAAAATTCGACCGCACTTTGCAAGACATCTTTATCAACATAAAGCCCCTCCAATTCCATAGCAGCAATGACGGGGATTAAAGCGCATTCGAGGCGGTATGTTTCCTGAAGATCCTGCGCGTAGAGTTGCTCATGCAATGCGTGACACAACTGCCACGCAGAGCGCACATCTTCCATCGCATATTTAAGGTCCGCAGCATTTAACTCAGCAGTCATCCAATCCTGGGCCTGCAAAGTTTTATCCACCTGCCGCTCAAGCACACGACGTACAACATCGCCTAACCCATGCTTAACCTGCCCCCGGCCAGCATTAATCAGCTTCGATGCAATCATCGAATCAAATAGTGTGCCCTTAATCTTTACGCCAGACGCCAAAAGGCACTTGTAATCAAAGCCGATATTGTGGCCGTAAACCTCAAGTTTGGGATCGCTTAAGTGGATGCGCAACGCCTCCCACTCCTCAGCCCCCCAGCTCAACAGGTCGTACCACAATTCTGTAGTGCCGTTATACAACTGGAGTAGTCGTTGCTGGTGACGGCCTTCCCAGCAATGCGGTATGAGCGCAGTCTCCATATCCAGGGCAAACTCCATACCCAACCCCTTTAGGTCAGACAGGAGCGCAGAGTTAAACGAGGTCATTACGTGTCTGCCACATGTTGATCACAGCGTCATCACTAACCGAATTAATAGTTAGCGCCCAACAAGTCACTTGATCCACCACCTCAGGATCTATGTGGCGAAAAGTCACCTTTTGAATGTCTGAAATAAACTCCCTCCGCTCCTGCGGTGTTAGTGCGAACAGTGCTTGAGTCATGGGCCTATCAGAAGACCCCCGCTTTCTACTGCACCAGATAGGCTTAGGCAACCCTACCCAAACAGGTAGCAAGCGTGTAAGGTCCGGGAGCTGTATTCAATAGTTCAAATGCTTCGCGATGATCAAACAGCCCTGTTAAATGGGCTGCCCACGCAATGGAGATACGCGCTAACTGGCGGAAATGACGATGCAAAAATGTGCTTTGAGGAAAGCTGGGGGGCGAGAGGCGGAGGCAGAACCCTTGAGGATGTAATAAAACTTAATACTTGCCCGTCTAGTGAGGAGAGATGGAAGTCCAAGAAGATGATTGGTTTAGGTGCGATCACCGGCCCGGAAAGCGGTGGCCTATTAGTGATTGATTTCGATGGCGTCGGTTCCCAAGCCGTTCGCGCATTTAAAGCACACTTCCGCCACTACCCCAGCGAACTACCAGAAACGCTGTGCAATATCAGTGGTAAACCAGGAAGAGGAAAAGTATTCCTAAGGGTGCCGTCTGAGTGGTGGGATCAATTTAAAAATAGAAGTGCGAGTTGGCGGTTAAACGACAAAGTTGTTTTGGAAGCTATTTGGATGAATGGGACGGGCACAGGGCGCCAGGCTGTGATTTGTGGCGACCACCCTCAAAGCTCAAACCAGCGCCCACTGTTTTACAGGTGGATGCCAAAAGCAACCCCAGCAGTGGTTAGTTGGGCGGAAGCACCCGAATGGTTACTGCTAGGCATCTGTGCAAAATTTGAGGAAAACCTTACATCTTCAGTAGAGGATCGCACCCGTGCAGGAGAGACGGACGGAACCCCATGGGAAAGACTACGCACTCACGAGAAGATCCAACTTGCAAAAGATGCGATTGAGTATTGCCCTAATAGAGATGGAAGAGGCAGCGGTACTTATGAAAAAGTACGTCGCATACTATGCGGCTTAACTGATGAGTTTGGCCCAGAGCTTAATTACCAAATACTTGCAGATACTGAGTGGGAGTCGCGTAACGAATGGGCTAGCAATGAAAGTTTAGAGAAAACGATTGAATCACTTAACAAAAGTACAGTGGCGGAAGATCAAAGGGCCAGGATAGGTTCGCTATTCCACTTTGCAAAAAACAACGGCTTTCAGTGGCCGACCTGGGCACTCCCCCCGCTAGAACAATCCGAGCTGCACATCGAAGGGCTAAAGAAGTTAATAAATAAGATGAATGCCTGCGCTAATGATGAGACGGCAATGGCTGCATGGACAGGCAAAGCCAAACGCGAATATGGGATTAATCCTGACGAGTTGTATAGGTTGCGACTTAAGCATTGGCTGGGAGAATTAGAAGATAAGGGTGCTCAATCCCTAGAAGACATTGCAAGAGATGCTCGTAAGGATAATGTTGAGACTGATGTAATTGATGGTTTAATTAGTAGGCGGGTGCATGTACTTGTGGGTGGTAGCCATAGCGGCAAGACGACGCTGGGGTGCTTTTTAGCTAATCGTGTGCTGACGAAAAGCCCTGTCGATATAGGCAAAACGCGCCACAGCGTAGCGGAACCGGGGCGGGTGCTGATCCTCACCAGCGATTGCAGCAATGTAGACATGGTGCGTGATTTAGCGATGGAGGGGGTAGAGCAGACGGCGACCTTCGCAGCCAATTTGCGCATCACCAGCGGGGCGGGCTTTCAAGATATGATCAAAATAGTTCAAACATTAAATGACTTTAAGCCCGACCTAATAATAATGGACTGCTTAACATCTATGGCAGTGCCTGGGTGTAAGATTGGTGATCCTGCTTATGCAGATCCTATCCGTACATTTGTGCGGCACAATGGAGTTAGTTGGCCTAAGTGCGCGATCATAATTCTGCACCACACCAGCAGAGATGAGCCGCTGAGATTTAGTGGCACGGAGCAGATTAAGGCCGCTTCAGAAGAGTTGTTGGTGTACTACGATCCGGCGCTGATTGGTAAGAAGAGGGCTGACGCGAGCATTAGCACCACCCGCCACTTGTTGTTTGAGAAGAGCAGGGGTGGGTATGCGGGGCGCAAACTCTGCATCACCCGTGATGCCTACACCAGTACTTGGCAGTGGATGCACCCAGACGAGGAGGAGCAGAGTCCGTTGGAGGTGTTGGCTAGCAAATTTCGCCAGGTACGGACGGATGAGTGGAAGCTACCTAGTGAGTGGACGAAAGCACTAGACGTTTCATTTAATGATCGCAGCATGAGGCGCTACCTGAATCGGTTAGTAGGGCCAGTGCTGGAGGAAAAGGAGCAATGCAGTGCCGCTATGAACAATCGCGTAGTGACTCACTACCGCCCACGGGAGCAAGTGCGAATGGCGGCGCAGGAGATGCTGAAGTCGAAGGGCAACGGCGTCAACATCGTATAAAAGGCATAACCGTTTCTTAACATCCCCCGGCCCCTTATATAAATGTCCCCTCTGAGTAGCCGCCTTACCGAAACTCCTTGGCACAACTGGGGGGAAAGGCGGACAGGGTACACGGCCAACCGGGCGGACAGGTGTCCGCCTTGGCCGAGCAGGGGGCCAAAAAGATGTGTGTCCGCCTAGTGGCCGCGTATTGGTGGCCGCCTTAAACCCCACTACACGTAAGGAGTTAGAGCGAACGCGGACAACCTAACCGGAGGAGTTTCGCGTGTGTGCGCGAGGAGCGTGATACGGTTTCACCTAGATACATTTCTAGAAATGATCGTCACCCTCCCCAGCTCCTCCCCCACCAGCACAACCCCAAACCAAATCCTGACATCAATGGAACGTGGAAACGCGCAGTTTTATGCGATGTTCCGCCCCTTTGCAAAACAATTCACCCAAACCCAACTCATTCGCCTAGCCGAGGACTACCTAGGAGGGCGGCATTTCCACAGCAGCCAGATAGGTGGATTTGCCAAGGGCACGTTGGGCGAGCCCAGCCCCAAGGTTTTCCTAGCCCTAGGCGCGTTAAACACGGCGTTGGCCCGCAGCATCGGCCACCCAGCTGAGTTAATTGACGCGCACCCTCAGCTAGCTGGGAGCCCTACCCTCCCCGCCTCCCACGAGCCCGTGTGGCGCAACTGCATCCCCCTGCTAGATACGAACAACGTCGCATTGGGGCCTGTGGGCCTCTACGAGGCGTTCTGCGGCCTCAGAGAGCTTCCTGCCCTAGGCAGGCGCTACCTACACCCCCAAGAGGAGTACAGGGCCGTCTCAGCGCTAGGCAGTTACCTACGCGCCTATTACGGGAGGCACGGCATCGACTGGTTCGACCAACTCGATGAGCTCGACGAAAAGTGCCGCCTCTTACGCCCCCTGCTCATGAATGATCCCATCCCAGCAGATTTACTGCTCGATAATTTGGATGAGATTGGCCGCGCCTGCGACAGCAACGCAAACGTGCTCTGGGGCCACATCGAAACCACCCTAGGTAGGTAAGCTAGGTCAGCCAGGACCTCAAATTGCCCGACTTCATCGTCCAACCTCGCCCCCAAGCCCAGCGAACCACCCACTGGGGCGAGCTCAAAAGGTGCAGAAGCCTTAATCTGACTGACTCGTGCTGGGAAATAATCACCACAATCTCTGATCGCACCGGCATCAATCGCAGCGAGCTAATCGAGCGTGTAATGCGGCAGGAGTCCGTAAGAAGTGTTGACGAATTGAACAAAAGCACTTAAGCTCAAAGGACCTTACCTAGGTAGGGTCCTAACACCTCCAAACCACGCCTCTCTCTCTCTCAATGGCATTCTTCAACACAAGCTTTTCCGAGTCCCTCACACCCAAGGAGCCTGAAGGAGGTGGCCGCGACGGCTACATAAACCCCTCTTCAATTGGCAAAACACTACCCAACCCCTTTAGGTGCGCAATCCTATCTGAGGAGCCCCTCACCGGCTATGAGATCTGGTTTGACAAGCCTGATGGTGGTCGCACCAAGCGCATTGCAGCAGGCGACTACCCCACCCCAGCTCTGCTTGCTGAATACGAAACGCAAACGGGTGCTGTCGTAAGCAACGAGGTGGACTTTGAGACTAAACAGCCCACGGATAAGAAGGCGATTAAGAAATGCGCGGCGTTCTTTGTGTATGACTACGACGCATCAGCGGTGAAGGTGCTTTCCTACAGTCAAGTGACGCTCCTGCGGGAGATTGACAGGAAGACGGGCGACCCCGACTACTCAGACCTTGCCGGATGGGATCTAGAGATTAGTAAGACCTTGAGCCCAAAGGTGTCGTACAGCGCTGACATGAAGCCTTCTTTGCGTAAGCGCGACAAGGCGGTAGCTGCTGCTGTGAAAGCAGCGTGGCAGGAGTCGTTGGATGCCGGTGCAAACATCTTCCGCCTCACTGACGGCGGCAACCCCTTCAGCAGCAAATGATCGGATATTCCCCGGTTATGACTCGTTATATCGTCAAAACTGCTCGCGGGTACTTCAGGGGGGACGCTGCCCAGCGCCCTCCTGCCCCCGGCAGCTCCAGCGACTGGACCAAATTCTCGGACGAGGCGCATGGTTGGGTTGATCCCGACGCCTGCCAACGCGCCTGCCGCGCCTACACCCAAGCCACGGGTGAAAGTGCAGTGGTGGTAGTGACTATCCGCCCAGTGGCAACTTCGGATAGAGCCCCTATTACCAATGAGCCAACTCCTCTACGACCTTAACGAGATCACCCAGGAGGAGATCGAGCTTGCTGCCTTGATTGATGAGGAAACAAGTAAGCATTTGAACTACGCATTAGAGGTCCGCACGGCGTTAAAAGTCCGTACGCACGACGCTGGTATTTACCTAAGCGACTCTTCACTCGATTCACTGACTGCAGCTCTTTTGACTTGTTGACATGTCTCCCCGCCTTACCGAGCTACCAAACCCAAGAGGCGTAGTTACCCGTCTACCTGACAAGAGCGGCTACACCTCACCTGTCGGGCGTCTTGACAGTGTGACGACAATTCTTGGTCGCACTAGCGTTGGTAAGGAGCGTTTAGAGAAGTGGTTAACGCGGCCTGATGCAGCTGCGATTGGGGACGCAGCAAAAGCTCGTGGCACCTGGACCCACGAACAAATCGAGAGCTGGCTGCTTGCTCATGCGGCTTGCACCCCAGCTCCCGACCCAAAACACTTTGCATTTGGCGCCTACTGGCGGAACATCAAGCCCTTCTTAGAAGAGCATTGGGTTCAGCTTGTGGCGCAGGAATGCGCGGTGTACCACCCGACCCGATTCGAAGGTTCATTCGATGCGTTGGGCTACTGCAGCTACTCGCAACAGGAGGGGGTTAGTAAGGAGGCTATTAGCGAGCAGTTAACGCTGATCGACTGGAAGACCTCAAAGAACAAGCGCGACGCTGACCTCGTTGAAGACTATTTTTGCCAGCTGGGCGCCTACGCGAACGGCATTCAGTACGTGTACGGGGTTGCGCCAGAGCGAGCGCTGCTAGTAATCGCCCGCCCCCACGGCGACTTCCCGGACATTTGGGAATTAACAGGGGATGAGCTGCGTGATTACGGTCGAAAGTTCATCAATCGCGCCAACAACTACTACATCACTACGGAGGGCTACGAGGCATGATTGATCTAGGCGACATTCCAGGTGAAAACACGACCACCCTGGTGGTGCATTATTTGCGCGGTCGCGGTCCTCACCGGCTGGATGCGATTTTCACCATTCAGGGTGTGATTGTGGGTAAGGCGTTGGGCAAGTGGGTGGATGTATTGATGAGCGAGCACCACGAGCCAGACATGGACGCCTCCCTCGAGGTATGGCACCATCACGATGGCGGCATGATTGAGCGCACCGAACTAACGATCTGCCGGGTATGAAGTCACCCCCCTGCCCAAAGTGCGCGGCAGTCCGCAGCAAAATCCTGCGCCCATACACCAGCATCAACACCGCCCACATTGTCCGGCGCCGTCACTGCCAGGAGTGCGGGCACCGCTGGTACACAGCACAACCCACGACAACGGAGGAGGAGATTGCGGGCCACCACCTGCATTGGCTTCAGAACCACCCGATACACAACCACTGCGTAGAGATAGCACCAACTGCATTCAAGGCAGACGAATGCGTGTTAGCAGGGGGTTGGCAATCTAGTGCGTAACCGCGCACATTAAATGTCCACCGAGCCCCGTACCACCGACGACCTACTGGCGGACTACGGCAGCACCGATCCAGTAGGTGATATCGAAGACGACAACATTTCAGAAGTAGATGATACTCCCAAGCGCAGAGTTGCATTCACTGCGATGGAAATAGCAGAGCAAGTTTACACTTGTCAGAATTGGTTAGCGGAAGGAATACGCCCAAATCTTATTAGGCAGCGGTGCGCAGATAGGTGGGGGTTAGCAACAAGAACCTCCGAGCACAGGATGTCAGCGGCCCGGCGTCAGATGATCGCAGACATAAATGTTATGGACAGGAGTGAGAAAGTTAGTGAATTAATAGAGAAGTTGGAGACTGTGATTGCCCATGCGATTGAGAACGGCGCGGGTTCAAATGCGATTGGTGCGATGCGCCTGCAAACAGAGCTGCTGCAACTGAACAACAAGCACCGCGCCATCTAAAAAACGCATTCAAGCCTCGCCAAAAAACGCATTCATTAGGCGTCCAAAATCGCATTCATAGGGGGCGAAAATCGCATTCATATAGGCTTGACAGCCCAGCCAACAACGTCTAGGATTAGGTTGCTTCCGCAGAGGCTAAGGGGGGACTGGCGTTGAATCTAAGCGCCGCCCCCCGGATTTCCTCCAAGCACTCCCACAGCTTCCGCACCTCTGCCCACTGCTCCGCTCTGCTTCTGCTGCTTTGACCCCGGCAACCAGTAGCCAATCCCGCCGCAATATCTCAGCACCGGCAAGGGACACAACTAGGACACAAAACACAACGCCATAAAAAACCCCCATTGCTGGGGGTTTGCTAGTGAGCAGTGAATCAGAATGGGGTATCAGGTGGAGCAGTGTAGGCAGTGCTTAATCGGAATTTGGTCATTGGGGCACTAATCGCCCGGCGCAATTGCGCCACAGCGGATAAGTGAGCTTTAGTTGCAGATATAGCCAAGGCATTCTCCCCGCTCTCAATGGCCTTGCCGGCAATTAATTCCAAGCGATGCAGTGAAATAGTGGCGAGGGAGTCGAGCTCGTTAGGGTTGAGATCGTTGCATAATTCAAGCGCTGCAAGGTTTACATAACGCCTGGCCTGCCTAAGGCTTACGCTATATTCTGCGGCGATAAGGGCCGCAGCATATGCTGAGCCCTTGCCATCGTTTAACATTTCGAGCGCTGCACCCACTCGCTCTGCTAGCTCGCGATCTGTGGCACGATTAGCCATCCAGGCTTAAACCCTCACCTGTACGGGCATTAAAAGATATTCAAGGATGGCACCATCCTGATCTGTTAACTCGTCTAAATAATCGCAACTAAGCACGAAGGGAGTTATAGGAAGGCACCCACCCTGAGATTTAAAATTATCGTTAACAGCCAGTTTATCTGCAACCCCCAGCCACTCTTTTAAATAGCGAATATTAAAAACCCAAGGCTTACCCATAAGATTCCCCAGCTCCTTTGGCCACAACTGGTTGATATTCGGGAAGGTATGAAATTTGGCATCTCTAGCAGAATCAACGCCATAGAAGCCGGGCAGCTTATAAGAGCTCAATTCTGTTAGCTCTTGCCTTTTGCCACCGTGGAAAAATAATCTTAAATCATCCGTTACCGTCAAAACCTTGGAATAATTAATAGCTTTCTTTAGTGGTGCCGCATGTAGTAGCAAGCCATCCTCCGGCAAGCAATAAAGATTATCAGCGCCGCGAGCGTCGAACCGATACCTAAACGCCCGGTGACCATCGGTTGATTCTATTTGAAAGCTGTCACCGTCCTTAAATATATGCACAAAATTCAAAAGCATTTTGGCTGCATCATCTGAGGCAAATTGTGCCGCTGCCCATATCGGCCAATACGGAAGGGCAGCAACTGCACACCCCGGCATCTCGTCTAAATAAGCTCTAGCGTTGGCCTTTGCTGATGTTGCGGAGATTGTAATTGTCATTCGATTGGTTTTGTTAGGTGTGATTTAGTAGGGGTTAATCTTGAGAGTTAAACCAAAGCAGATCAGTTGGCGGCGCCTCAGATTCCACGGTGAAAGCTGGAGCATCCTCCCAACCCTCACGAACCCGAGCAATCCAGCGGCTAGCCTCGCCAGCGGTGCGGCATTTAACAGCTAGCTCCCGCTGTCCCGAATAATTAGCGATCACATAAAACATAAATAACCTCAGTTGCGGCTAAATATGTGGAACCCTGCCGAATAACCAGAATCACCCTCTGATCCCCAATAACTTTGAGATATATCGCCACGTTCCCAGACTGCCTCCCAGTCAATAGCAAAAACCAAAGGAT